GTTCAACAGATGAAGAACTATATCGATTACTTGAGCGCATCGCTGTCAGCTACAGTCTCGAATCTCTGCAAAGTGCTCAGAGATGTTCATGGCGCTGATCCAGAATCGCAGGAGAAATCAGGAGTGTGGGATGTCAGAAGAGGACGCTGGTTACTCAAACCCAACGCTAAGAGCCATGCGTGGGGAGTTGCAGAGGACGCAAATCACAAGTTGGTGATTGTGTTGCTCAACTGGGATGACGGAAAGCCGGTTTGCGATAACACATGGTTCAGGGTGGCCGTGTCGAGCGATTCATTAGTGTACTCTGATATGGGAAAACTAAAAACGTTGACGTCGTGCTGTGTCAATGGAGAACCCCCGGAACCATCTGCGAAAGTGATATTAGTTGATGGGGTTCCCGGTTGTGGAAAAACGAAGGAGATTATCGAGAAGGTAAACTTTTCTGAGGATCTGATTTTGGTTCCTGGGAAGGAAGCATCGAAGATGATCATTCGAAGAGCAAACCACGCCGGCGTGATAAGGGCAGACAAGGACAATGTGCGAACCGTAGATTCCTTCCTAATGCACTCTCCGAGAAGAGAGTTCAAGAGGTTGTTTATCGACGAAGGATTAATGTTGCACACAGGTTGCGTTAACTTTTTGCTACTGCTGTCACACTGTGATGTTGCGTACGTGTACGGTGACACACAACAAATTCCGTTCATCTGCAGAGTTGCTAACTTTCCATATCCTGCACATTTTGCGAAGCTTGAAGTGAACGAGAAGGAAGTCCGAAGAGTCACATTGAGGTGTCCGGCAGATGTCACATACTTCCTTAACAAGAAGTACGACGGTGCCGTGTTATGCACTAGCGCTGTTGAAAGGTCCGTGAATGCAGAAGTAGTGAGAGGGAAAGGCGCGTTTAACCCTATTACTTTGCCGTTGGAGGGGAAAATTTTAACCTTCACTCAGGCCGACAAGTTTGAACTGCTAGAAAAGGGTTACAAAGATGTGAACACAGTGCACGAGGTACAAGGGGAGACGTATGAAAAGACCGCCGTTGTACGACTGACATCTAC